CTTTTAATGCACCAATCAAAGTTGCCAAGGGACGTTCTTCTAAAGCTGATGACCCTTTTGCGAATATGCAAAGTATGGCTGAGAGTGCTATAACGCAGGGAAATAGAAACAAACTTGTTAAACAGCGCTTCTTTAACTTTGTGCTCAATCATCCAAGTGACCTCGTTAGCATTAGCGACATGTGGTTAAAATATGATGATGTGGCAGACGAATGGAAGCCAGTATTCCCTGACAACTTTGAGGAAAACGACTCCGCAGAGGATATTGAACAGAAGTTGAAAGAGTTTGAAGATAAAATGAAAAAGCTTGCTGAGCAGGCTCCAGACAAGTATAAACATGGAAAGGAAACCACAAATATTCCTTATAGAGTTGTCGATAGCCGTGACTTGCGTCAGCATCAAGTACTTGTTAAACGTGGAGGAAGAGACCATATCTTAACTCTTAATGGTAATCCACGAGCTGCTCAAGCCCTCAATGGGCAGACTAATCCAGACAATGATACATCTGGTGCTATTGGTACAATTCTCAAAGCTGGAGAGATGGTTAATAGACAACTAAGTGCGTTCTATACTACAAGAAATCCAGACTTTGTTGTTTCAAACTTTATTCGAGATATGCTTTTCTCTAACTCAATAGTATGGGTAAAGGAGAGTCCGAATTACGCATTACGTTTCCATAGAAACATTGCACGTTGCAACCCTGCACAAATAAAAGTCCTTCTTGCAAAGCATAGAAAAGGAACGCTTGACATGAATAATAAACTGGAACATATGTTCTATCAGTTTATGATGAATGGTGGCGAAACAGGCTATGCAAATGTGAGAGATATTGAGCAGCATAAGAATGATATTCGTAGAGAGTTGAAGCGTGCTAATGGTAAGCTAAGTATTACAAAGGCTTTTAATTTACTTGGAGAAAAACTTGATGAGTATAATCGCGCTGTTGAGAACTGCGCACGCTTTGCAGCTTACCTTACATCACGTGAGATGGGTAGAACAGTAGAACGTTCTATCTACGACGCAAAAGAAATATCTGTAAACTTCAATAAGAAAGGTAGTGGTGCGAAGTTTATGAACGCAGTTGGGCAGACTAAAATCGGTACAGCCAGTGCTTTTGTTTCAGGTATAGGACGCAGCGGATTTGTCTTCTGGAATGCTGCAATACAAGGTACAACAAACTTTGGTAGACAGTTTAAGAAACATCCTGCTAAGGCTTTTACCGCTTCGGCTATAATGTTCTTACTTGGCGCTGTAATTGCAGGTATAGGAATGGGAGACGGAGATGATGACGCAGATGCAAATAGTTATTGGAACTTGCCTGAATATGTAAGGCGTAGCAATATCTTGTTTAAGATAGGAGACCAATGGGTCTCTATTCCATTACCTGTAGAGTATCGTGCAATCTATGGTATGGGTGAACTTATGGTAAGTGCTATGAGTGGAAAGGAACATTTTACAGGTTCAGAATTAGGTAAGGCAATAGCTGGACAGGCAACTCAGGTTCTTCCTATTGACTTCTTAGAAGGTGGAGGCGGTGTTAAGGCATTTGTGCCAAGTGCTGTTAAGCCATTTGCAGAAGTCTATAGCAATAAGGGTTGGACAGGTATGCCTATCTATAAAGACACTCCTTATAATAAGTACATGCCAGAATGGACAAAAGCATACAAGAGTGCTAACAAATATCTTGTTGGAATAGCTAAAACGCTTAACGAGGCTACAGGTGGAGACGCCTACACTAAGGGTTCTGTTGATATTAATCCAGCGCAGATAGAATATCTCCTTAATGGATATTTTGGTGGTGTTTCTGGCACTATAGATAAACTTTCTAAGAGCGCAGAGACTATAGCTGGGGATAGAGAGTACGACCCACGCAATTTCTTACTTCTCAATCGAATCTTAAAGAATGGAGATGAGCGTACAGAGGCACGTGCTATCAACAATGAGTATATGCGTGTTAAAGAAGAGCATGATGTCTTAAAGGCAAGAATGAAGCATTATGAGAATGATACTGACAAAGGTCTCTTTGATTATGCTGATAAGATTGATTTTCTATATAACTCTCCAGAGTTTGCTCGTTATGAGATTTTTGAAGACTATAGTAAGGATATTGACGCCCTGTATCAAGAGTTGAAAGAAACTAATGATGGAGCAGAGCATCTCTCAATTGAGAAAGAGCTTACAGAACTAAAAAAAGAGATGATTGAAGAAATGAATAAGACACGTAAATAGTTAAACTTATGATAGTGTAGGCATTGTTTATCTTTGCCTACACTATTAAATTGGATTTCAATATGCATACTGTTACAAATAAAAGGGAGAAGCTTATACCGATGAGCCGTATTACTCCAAATACAAAAAATGAGGAAATGGATACGGTTGCTTTTCATGCAAACAATTTTGAGAGGCGTAGGGCTTTTGATGTGCTTATGGAGGCTCAACACTATTGGAACGAAATGGAGCAGTTCCGAAAAGATAGACAGAGAAACAAGAGATACACCTACGGAGACCAATGGGATGATAAGATTTGCGTCGATGGCAAAACGATGACAGAGGAAGAGTATATCAAGCAGCAAGGCAATGTCCCTCTTAAGAATAATCTTATCCGGAGACTTGTTCGTAATGTACTTGGTGTATATCGCTCGCAATCGAAAGAGCCTACATGTGTAGCACGAGATAGAGATGAGCAGAAACTTGGAGAAACTATGTCTACCATTCTGCAATGTAATATGCAGCTCAACAGAATGAGCGAGGTATATGCACGAACAATGGAAGAGTTTTTAATCTCTGGCTTTATTGTACATCGCAAAAGTTATGGATGGCGTAACGGCAAGGAAGATTGTTGGACGGATTATGTGCAGCCCAATAACTTCTTTATTGATAACAATATGCGTGATTTTCGTGGTTGGGACGTTGGTTGCTTGGGAGAGGTACACGATATTAGCTTTGGGCAACTTTGTGAACAGTTTGCGGAGGCTCCTGAAGATTATCGTAAACTGAAAGACATATATAAATGGGCAGATAGTAAGGAATATATAGCGAGCTACGCAGAGAAGTTTGGTTACAGTAGACTTGATAATTTTGATTTTCTCTTTACCAGTGAGCCTGGAAGATGTCGTGTTATAGAAGTGTGGCGCAAGGAACAGAAGCCGCGCTATCGTTGCCATGACTATCTTAATGGCGATATCTACAAAATAGATGAGGAAGATTATTACAAGGACGTTGTGGCGATAAATGAGCAGCGTATGCAAATGGCTGAGGCTTCAGGAATGCCAGCAGAAGAAGTTCCACTTATCAAAGCTACTTGGTTCATGGATGATTATTGGTACTTCTATTATCTTTCCCCATTTGGACATATCCTTAAAGAAGGAGAGACTCCTTTTGAACATGGAAGTCACCCTTATATCTTCAAAGCTTATCCATTTATAGATGGTGAGATTCATTCGTTTGTTAGTGACGTAATAGACCAACAGAGGTATACTAACCGACTCATTACGCTATATGATTGGATAATGCGAGCGAGTGCTAAGGGCGTTTTGTTGATGCCAGAAGACTGTTTACCCGATGGTGTTAGCATGGAAGATATTGCTGAAAGCTGGGCGGAGTTTAACGGAGTTATAATCTTTAAGCCGTCAAAGACAGGGCAAATGCCACATCAAGTAGCGAACAACTCTACTAATATTGGTATTACCGAATTACTCAATTTACAGCTAAAGTTCTTTGAGGATATATCAGGTGTGAATGGAGCTTTGCAGGGTAAGCCTGGCTTCTCTGGGCAAAGTGCATCCATGTATAATCAGCAAGTTCAGAATTCTACAATGTCATTGCTTGATATGTTGGAGTGCTTCTCTTACTTTGTTATAGATGGAGCTTATAAGGACGTGAAGAATATACAGCAATTCTATGATGGGAAACGTGTGTTTAACATCGCAGGAAAGAGCGGTACGCAAATCGAATACGACCCTAAGAAAATTAGAGATGTTGAATTTGACTTGTCTATCACCGAAAGTACAACAACACCAGCATATCGTCAACTTGCTAATGATGTCCTTATGCAACTATGGCAAGCTCAAGCTATCAGTGTAGAACAACTACTTGAACATGGAGACTTCCCATTTGCAGATGATTTACTGCAAAGCCTACAATCTCAAAAAGAACAGATACAGCAGGGACAGCTGCCTCAAGGGGTTTCACCGCAGATTATGCAAAAAGCGCAACAAGGGGCTAATATGCAAGCTGTAGACCAACTGCATCAAGCGTTACAAGCTGCATAACAAAAGGCGTAGGATTACCCTACGCCTTTTGTCTATCTTTTTTTATTTACATTCTTTTGGATATTCTCTACCGCTAAAGGGTCATTAGTAAGAGTGGCAATGCCGTCAAGATTTTGTTTTTGTCTTACGTTGTATCTTCCCATTGCACCAAGAGTAATATTGTTGCTTCTTCAATTCAATAACAGAGGCTGGCATTTCTGCTGTCCCATTTCTATATGGTGTTGCATAAAAGCATTCTCTTTCAAGGTCAGCAACAAAAGCTTTATTGGTGATATAGCCTTTGTGTTTTAGTCGACGGAAGTTAAATCTATCCATGACAAGGAGTGCTTTCTTTGTACCCGACGCAGGCATAACATAATAACGTTCACCAGTTCTCTCATGTGCCTCATTCGCCTTCCTTACCGCTTCACGATAGCGAAGGTAAGCTTTCAATTTTTTAAAAACATTCATCATCTTATTATATTTTAAATTAAACTTATATTGTTGCAGCTGATACTGCTTTCTTCTTCTTGGAGACACGCATATTGACACGCATCACAATAGTTGGTATAGGCATTTCAAAGAAACATATATGAAGACCAATAGCACGTGTCATTAACAAATCATCATGCTTACCAGTAATAGCACCAAAGGCTCCATTCTGCTTTTTCTCATAAACCACATATTCGTCTAAGCATCGTTCGTCACGTTCTGTGTACAAATGTTCACGTACAACTTTAATTAAAGTTGATATAATCATTGGCTTAGTTGCAACATTGGTGTGGAAACCATACTTACGAGGCAGACCTTCCCTAATCTCGTCTTCTGTCTGTTTACGTGCATAGAGATTTGGATAGACATCTTTAATCTGATTAAGAATAAAGTGCGATAAATCTCCGTCCACTTGTCTTTCCTTGTCATGCGTCTCAAGTGTGTTACTCTCAATAACAAGTAAGGAGTTATCATAGAATGCTGCTATTTGTGCAGCTTTCCAAGCAAGTATATCCATGTCAATGTGTCCGTACCATTGCGCAACTACTTCTGGTCTATCTCCATCTAACATAAATAGACGGTCTATTACTAATATAACAGACCAGTCGGCTTTTTTCGAGCGCCCACCAATATCAACTATTGTAAGATACCTATTTGTAACAATTTCTTTGTCATCAATCTCTGGCAAATCCCAAATCCATAGTAACCCTTGTGTGTCTTCTGCAAAGCGAAGATTCTTTAGTGCGTCTTTACCAGAGTCACCATCTGCATAAACATCTCCAACATACTTAGGCGGTTTGCATGATGCTCTGAATTCATCAACTTTATACTTATCGAAGACACGTTCACCCGAATGTACAAAAGCTTCAACATCATCAGATGGATATTCAGATGCCATTGGGGCATGTTCATTATATTTAGCACGCTCTTGTACATACCAGTTAATTGCTTCTAACGTTGCGCCCTGCTCCCACAACCACCACAGGTACTTTCCACTTTCAGCACGTGCCGATGAAGCACTACCATTATTACGGTTCTTCCATAACCATACAGCAAAATCTGCCTTTTCGTTTTCATTCTCAAAAGATAGCGAGTACTGCTCTATGTCAAACCAAGAAACAAACATTGCTTCAAACTGTGAAGTTCCACGTTTTGCCGCATCATATTCTCGCTGAAAGAAGTTCCCTGTACCATTTGCTGTACTCTCGTAAACAATCATCGTATACGGCTTTAGTAAAATTCCAGAGCAAGCTGAGCGTACTATATCCTCAGGCTTCTTTCCATCTGTAGTTTTCCATAGCCCCACCTCGGAAAGATGTACTAAATTGTAATCTCCGCCACGGCAAGAGTCTGGTCGTTCAGCAGTACCAATTTTTATCTTGCAGTTACGTTGTGGTACACGATGAATAGAACCAGAGTGTCCTACACCTACTAATTTAGACTCATTTTCATTGTAGGTTTCACCCAGTTTATAAAGCATAGATATAGGATAAGCTTTAATCATACGGTCAAACATATCCTTGATTTCATCAGAACCAGCACCTTGGTGAGCAATGATTAGCGAGTTAAGACCTACCTTGTGAATGAGCTGAAGCCATGCCATATATAGCTGAGATGTTGTAGAACCTCCCCATTGTCGTGCCTTTAGTAGAACTATTCGTATAGGCTTGTTGGCTTTGCGTAGCTTTTCAAGTCGCTCTACAAACTTCCTTTGAGGGCGTGTGAGTCGAAATAATACATCGTCTCCACCACCTTTGTTTTTGATGTAAACATACAATGCTGCCCAAAAAGCAAAGTCATAGCGACACCTTAACCGCACAAATTGCTCTATAACTTTAAGACGATCTTCCTCAGAATATTCTACTTCTAATTCTTCTGTAAGGAATTTTATGATACTTCCACACTTGATTAATAGTTTTACCAATGGAATGCTAAGCATTTCAACAGGAATACATTGTGTTTCTAATGGGAAACCATCTATACGTACTTCAACACGTTCTCCAATAGACCCTATACCGCTGATAGGGTCAAACTTTTGGTAAACGTCAGCATTACGTTTGTCATCCTCTTTTAATATGTTGATTACTTCTTTCTGCATATTACAATCGGATAGTTAAGAAGAGATGACAATATGCCACATAAATAACAATACAGATGGAGCCATCCATTTGTATATGGAAATACAAAGCCGATAATAAGATAGAATACCATCCATGCTTGATAGTACAATTTCCTACGTACTTCTAATGAAATAGAACCGAAGAGAAAAAACACAATTCCAGATAGTCCCACAGTTGGTAACGCAGAAATAGGTAAGACTTGAGAAAGTGTTTCTATTGGGAATGTTACGCCAACAATATAAGCAATTATTAGCCTTTGTAATCTGATATTGTAGATAAAAACTAAACTGATAAGGCACCAAGCGTTAAGGGTAGCGTGTATGATACCCGAATGAAAGAAAGGGTAGAGAACTCTCCCCACCCACGAACCTCCTGCATAGATGCCAACCTCGTGCAAGTCAGAAAGCTTCAATAAGGATAAAGCTATTACTATCACTGCTAAAAGCAATGACGTAACCTTTTCTTTCTTTCTTCGTATCTTTTCTTTCTCTCTTTGCATATCATAATTCTAATACTGCCAGCACTTAAATAGAATTTAGGAGCAGGCTGTGCTACAACTATCTCACAACATTTATTAATCGACCAATTAGGGTTCTTTTTCTTAAGTTCTACAACACGTTTGTGTATTTCATGAAACATTTCACGTTTTAGTGGGCGCATCTTATAATAAGGGTGTTTACCTTTTATTATAGCCATTACTATTTTGCTTGCCCAAATTTCTGATACCCAAAATCTCCGAGAAGGCATATTGGATATCTGTTCGCAAATGTGTGGAATACTGATATATTCGCATGACGATATATGCTCATTATATAGTCTCATTATGTCGTTCATGCGCTCTTCAGCATACTCCATAGTGGAACCTCGATGTTTCATAACGGTTTAATCTATGTTCCAAAGTTACAAAAAAGAACGTAAAAACTTAAACGATTTATATAATAATTGTATCCTATTTTTGCATTAAAACAACCATCATAAATTTAGAGATATAAGATTATGGCTGAAAATCCAACAGTTAAGAGTAATCGTGATAAGTTTAGAGAAAGGATGAGTAAGAAGTATCCTGATCATAACTTTGACGATGAAGAGGCTTTATATGGTCAAATCGGGGACGACTACGATGGATACGAAAAGGAAATTAATGGCTATAAGGAGCGTGAAAAGGCTTTCTCAGACCTTTTTACAAGTGACCCTCGTAGTGCTTCTTTTCTCACCAACTGGCGTAAGGGTGGCAACCCTGCCATAGAATTGGTACGTTTGTTCGGAGACGACTTTGTAGAAGAACTTAAAGACCCTGATAAACAGGAAGAACTTGCAAAAGCAAGTCAAGAGTATGCAGAACGTGTCGCCAAAGAGAAAGATTTTGACGAGCAGTATCAAAAGAATATTGCAGAAACGCTTTCCACCATTAAGGCGATTCAAGATGAAAAGGGATGGAGTGAAGAGCAGGTCGACGAGATAATGGAATTCCTTGTTAACATCATGAAAGATGGAATTCTTGGTAAGTTCTCACGTGAGAGTATTGAAATGGCTTCAAAGGCTATCAATCACGATGCTAATGTTGAGGAAGCTGCACATGAAGGCGAAGTTCGAGGACGTAATGCAAAGATTGATGAGAAACTTCGCAAAAAGTCCCACAATGATGGTACGGCTAATCTCAGTGGCAAGAACGGAGGTGGCGGCTCTAAACGACAATTGCCAGACCTTGGTGCTATCAGTCGCTACGATGGAAATCAGTCCATTTGGGAGCGAGGTGGCGAAAAACGTACAGTCTACAAATAAGTACAATTTTTACTATTAATAATTCAAAACAAAAGAAGAATGAAGAAAATTAAGAAAAGTTCGAGTTTTCTCTGTCGCATTATGCTAACATTGTTGGCTGTTGTGATGGGAGCGTCAAACGGCGTGCTGATGGCTAATGCCTCCGCACTTCCAGATGCAGGAAAAACAAATGCAGGAGCAGAGGGCACTGGTGGCACTGATGGTATTGCGACAGAAACGCAGGGACGTACAGATGGTGACGAAAACTTCTACATGAGCGACGTAGACCAGCGTATCATTAAGATTCGCCCTATGGCTACGCCAGTAGACCAGATTAGCCGCTTTGCAAAATCAAGTTCTTGTGACTCATTTGTGGTGAAGTATTATTCTGTTGGAACACGTGAAATTAAGTGTACTACTACAAAGAAGGTTGAGGCTATGACCGCTGGCGCCAGCACATCACTTCCTGTGAGCGACACCAATATGTTTACACTCGATGATACTATCCGTGTAGTTGGTGTTAAGGGTGTGACAGACCCTAATACAGGTAAGGCGTATACAGGTAGTAATATTCCTGACCTTGTGCTGTGTGTATGTGGTAAGGATGCTTCTACAAATGTACCTACAGTGTATGCTGTAAATGGCTCTATGGATAATACCTCTAAGCAGCCAATCTTTGTCCCAGAGATTAAGAGTGGTGCTACGCTTGTAAGAATGGGTAAGGCTTGTGGAGAGTTGGATGTTCAGACTGGACGTTTCAATAATATTCCAATGCCAGAGACTCAGTACTGTCAGAACTTCATGATTCAAGTAGAACA